CACTCGTCAATGACGCGAGCGGGGCGCTGGCAGGACTCGACGAAGTTACCCTGCGAAAGAAGCTGCACGAGCGCACGCAGCAAATCCTCTCCGAAATCAAATACGAACTCGAAAAACCATGACACGCTCACAACTCTGGAAAATCTACACCGACCGCAACCCGTCATTTGCTGGCGACGGCAACGTCACGATGAGCGCGCGTGGGCTTCGCAAGATGTTTGAGACGACTTGGGACGTCGCTTATTTCGACGGGGAAATTGAGTCGGATGGACCATATTGTCGGGATCAACCAAATGGTCAGGTTGAGGCGCTGAAATCAATGTTCGGGATTAAATAAAAAAAACTTTACATTGATTCTGGAATCAATAAAACCAGTCGCGTCATGCGATCCATGACACATTAAAAAATAAAAAAAAATATGAACACAGAAAATGAATATGATAGTTTCATCAAAGCAAAAACACATCGAGCTGAATCCCACGGATTCGATCCGCTTCCTATAAAAGCCCCGTTATTTGAATGGCAGCAACACATAGTCAAGTGGGCAGTTCGACAAGGGAGGGCTGCATTGTTTGAGGATTGCGGGCTAGGCAAGACGGCGCAGCAACTCGAATGGGCATCGCAGGTTTGCCGCAAGACTGGCGGGAGCGTATTGATTTTGACGCCGCTCTCAGTCGCTCACCAGACAGCAAAGGAGGCGATTAAATTTGGACTGGAGGCGAAGGTTGCGGAGTCCGGCGACGACATCAAAAGCGCGGGTATATGGATAACCAACTATGAGAAGCTGGAGAAATTTGATTGTTCAATTTTTGCGGGCGTTGTGCTTGATGAATCGTCTATCCTGAAAAACTTTACTGGCAAGATGCGGAGGATGCTGACATCGACGTTTGCCGACACTCCGTATAGGCTATGCTGCACCGCCACACCTTCGCCAAACGATTACACTGAGTTCGGTCAACACGCCGACTTTCTTGGGGTCTGCACGCCAGCGCAAATGCTCGCCACGTTCTTCCTTAACGACACGTTCAACACTGGCGACTGGCGGCTGAAGGGCCATGCTGAAACCGAGTTCTGGCGATGGGTCGCAAGCTGGGCAGCGTGCGTCTCTAAGCCTTCCGACATTGGTTATTCTGATGAAGGCTATGACCTGCCGCCGCTTAATCTCCAGACAATCACCGTCATCGTTGATCAATCGCAAGGTGCGGTCGAGGGTGAACTATTCCGCGCTCCGACGTTGAGCGCTACGACGATGCACCGGGAGATGAGACTCACCTCGCCCGCTCGCGTTGAGAAGGTAGCTGAGATGGTCAACGCATCGAGCGAGTCATGGATTGTATGGTGCAATACCAACGATGAGAGCGAGCAGCTAGCAAAGGCAATTCCCGATGCTGTCGAGATTCGCGGATCCGATTCATCCAAGAAAAAGGAGCAAGCCGCAGATGACTTTGTGCATGGCAAGTTGCGCGTGCTGATTTCCAAGAGCGGCATCTTTGGTTACGGGATGAACTGGCAGCATTGCTGTAATGTGGCGTTTGTGGGCTTGTCCTACTCGTTTGAAGACTTCTATCAGGCGTTGCGTAGGTCATACCGCTTTGGACAAAAGCGACAAGTCAACGCTTACATCGTCCAGGCATCCACCGAAGATGCCATCATCAAAACTGTCAGGCGCAAAATCGAACAACACCAAAATATGCAAGAGCGGATGAAGATCGCATCCGCCGCATTCACTGAACATCAAACAAAAAAACTCACTATGAAAACAGACATCACAACGGCATCTGGCAAGGACTGGACACTATACCACGGCGACTGCGTGCGAGTCGCAAAGCAGATTGAGGACGAGTCTATCGACTTCTCTGTTTTCTCTCCGCCGTTCGCGGATCTGTTCACCTATTCTGACGATTTGCAGGACATGGGAAACTGCGCGGATTTGTCGGAGTTCACACAGCACTTCGAGCTTTTGATTGAGGAGATGATGCGGATTATGGTCCCTGGGCGTGAGGTTGCGGTGCATTGCGTTGATCTTCTTTCAACGAAATGGAAGCACGGAAAGATTGAGTTTCAGGACTTCTCCGGCGAGCTGATCCGCGCATTCTGGCGCAAGGGCTTTCTGTTCCACTCGCGTATCTGTATATGGAAGTCTCCAGTCACAGAAATGCAACGTACCAAGGCTCACGGGTTGCTTTACAAGACGCTCAAAGCTGACTCTTGCGATTCGCGGGTTGGCTGTTCTGATTACTTGCTCGTTTTCCGCAAGCCTGGCAAAAATCCCAAGCCAGTTACCAAAGATCCCGCAAAGTATCCTGTGGACTGGTGGCAAGAGGTCGCTTCGCCAGTTTGGATGACTGTCGATCAAGGGCGCGTTTTGAACCGCGATGGCGCGAGAGATGACCAAGACGAAAGGCACATTTGCCCGTTGCAGTTGGATGTCATTGAGCGAGCGGTAACGCTTTGGAGTAACGAGGGCGATTTAGTTTATAGCCCGTTTACCGGCATCGGCAGTGAAGGCTTTTCCGCGCTTGAGTTGAATCGCCGATTTGTCGGCTCGGAGTTAAAGGAGTCCTATTTTAAGCAGGCTTGCCAGAACTTGAAAAATGCTAAAGCTCAACTTGATTTATTCGCATGATCGGCTCGCTTAAAATCGGAGTCCATGATGGCATCAAACTAGCCTACGACGGAACGATTCTCGACTGGGCCGAGGCGCATGTGCGCTTTCCGAACAGCGACAGGGCGAGCCGCTTTGATCGCACTGTCACGCCTTGGATGAACGATGTGCTCATCGCCGTCACGGATGACGAATCAACACAGGTCTTTCTCCGCGCAAGCACCGGCGCGGGCAAAACGACAATGATGGAAACTCTTGCGTGCTTCATCGTCGCACAGAAGCCGGGGCCGACGTTGTTTGTCGGGCAGACTGACGACATGGTTAAGGAATGGACGGAATCGCGACTGCTTCCGATTTTCAGGGAATGCGAACCCGTCCGCGCATTGTTCCCCAAGGACCGGCACGCGCTCCGCAAAACGACGATCTTCTTTCCGCACATGGTCTTGTTTGCGGGCGGTGCGAACATGACCAACCTCCAGGAGAAATCCATGCGGTATTGCATCGGCGATGAAGTCTGGCGCTGGAAGGATGGCATGATTAAAGAGCTGAAAGCTCGACATCACGACCGCTGGAACCGCAAGACGTTCCTCTGCTCTCAGGGCGGCGGCAGTACGGACGAAATGGAACACGAGTGGGACAGCGGCACTCGCGAAGTCTGGGGGTGGACGTGCCCGCATTGCAAGGCGTGGCAGCGGTACACGTTCGACGCGATCAAGTTTGAGCAACCGAAGAACGCAGCGGGCGAAATGCTCTGGGACGCCGTGCAAGATTCGGTACGGATGGAATGCGAGCATTGCAAAACGCAGTTTGCCGACACCGCCGCAGTGCGGCGCGGGCTATCGACCGGCGCAACCTTTCGCTCACTCAATACGAACCCCGTCCGAGGCCACCGCTCGTTTGAAGTGCCAGCCTACGGGGTCTGGTGGATTCCGTGGTTCTCTATTGTAAAAGAGTTCCTTGAAGCCAGCGAAGCCAAGGGCAACGGCAATCTGGAACCGCTGAAGCAATTCATACAAAAGCGCAAGGCGCAGACGTGGCAAGAGGAGATTGTTTCAGACCTGCCGGAGATCACCGCCGGCGACTACGCCAAGAGCGACTTTCTCGACGGGCAGAAGATCGACGGCGAACACCGGCGCTTTCTATGCGTGGACAAGCAGCGCGATCACTTCTGGTATGTTGTTCGCGCCTTCCGTGCGGATGGCTCATCCATGCTTTTGTCCGAGGGGAAAATCCTGACTTGGGAGACTATCGAATCGCTCGGGTTGCAATACAACGTACCAGGGCGAAGCGTCGTCATCGACGCCGGCTACGACACACCTCTGGTTTACGAGCGCTGTGCGCGCAACGGCTGGACGGCATCGCACGGATCGGGACAAGATGGGTTCTCGCATATCGACGGGAGCGGGCGCCGCGTGAAAAAGTTTATCTCTAAGATCGAAACGGCGGTTGCCGGATCGGACAACCTCCGCGCGTTCTATTTTTTCCACTCGAACGAAAAGATCAAAGACAAGCTCGCCGCAATCCGCCAACCGGACGCAATGCCGAAGTGGGAGACTCCGAGGGATGCAAGCACCGACTACCGCGCGCAGATGGTGAGTGAAATGAAAAAAGACATCGTCAACTCCAAGACGAAGCAGGTGGAATCGCGCTGGGTGCGGATCGGCGGCAGGCCAAACCATCTATTCGACTGCGAGTGTATCGCGCTCGCGTCGGCAATGCTCGCGGGAGTTTTACCGATTGGCGCTGAGAGCTAGTGTTCATGCGGCTCTGCGGGCGG